CGAAAAGTTACATATAACTTTTTTTAATCATTAATGTATCTCTTCTCGATGTCAAGTATATCTTCGTGTATTTTATTGAGGCATCTATACTCACCAACCATAGATGCGTACTCCTCCATAGACTTAGCACCACCTGATGATAGATGATTTTTAATATCTTCTTTATACTCTAAAACTTTTGTTAGAAGAGGTGCATAGATACTCTCACTGCTCATCTACAAACTCTCTAGCGAGGTCTATGCCCTCTTGTATGCCTTGTTTTATTTGATCTCTTTTATTCTTTTGCTCATCAGATATTGCTTTTGTAGCTACTTTTGCAACCTCTATTCTCTGATCTTTATCTTTTTGCTCAGCATCTACTCTAAGTTTTGCTATATCCATTTCTTTCTTGTGAGCAAACTCAGCCTCTTTTAGAGCCATTTCTTTCTGCTGTAATATTGTAAGTGGATTCTGTTGTTCTTCTTTTGCTTGTTGATCAGCAACCTCTGCTTTGCTGTTGTTCAACACTTTCTCTGATGCTTTAGCTACTAACTTAGATAACTGTTCTTCTACGTTGTCTGGTATTGGTTTGTCCTCATCTGGTAGTGATGTTCCTAACTGTAGTTCCATTTCTTTTCTATACTGGAATGCAACGTGTTCAGTTATGTGAGCCGCCATAGCGTTCTGTATAGCTGCGGCAAAGGGTGACTGTCCTATAATTTGAGCTATCTTTGGGTCTTCCGCTGCGGCTTTATGTACTGCTATGTGTGCCTCGTGATCCTGATACTTAAACGCTTTTACTGGCTCTTGTTTCATTATAGCCATGTTTTCGGCAACAGGGTCTTTAGGTTTTATATCTTCTGGTAGTTTTATAATATCATCAGCCTCTTGTATGCCTAATACCTCTAGCATCTGTCTATGTAGCTTTCCCATATCGTACAACTGTGGTGCCTGTTGAGCTAACTGTAGGGCTGACTGATACTGCGTTACCCTCTGTGCCATTGTAGAGGCGTTAGGATCAGATACAGGTATCACATCTATTCTGCCATCAAAATCTTTTGTCCTAGAGAAATCACCCTCTATCTCGTAGGAATAATCAGATGGCATAAAATCGTGTATGCACTTTGCTAATATTCTAAGTTCTTTTTTTAGCGATGCATGAAGTCTAGACTGCACACCCGACATAACTTTCATTGATCTTTCTAGCAAAGCTAGAGTTGTACCCACAGGAGCGTTAGGGTTCATATTCCCTACCTGAACATCGGCTATCGACCCAATTCTTCTTCCCTCTTCGACAATATTTCCCAACAACTGGTACAATACTGAGGATGGTTCTTTATAAGGTATAAACGTAATGGAATCTCGTATCGCACCACCAGGCACATCGACATCCCTGAACTCACCAGGCATGAGAGGCGAATCATCCCCTTTAATCCTAAGACCACGAGCTTTAAGACCAGCAGGTAGATTCGATAGAGTACCTGCATCGATAAGCTGACGCAATATGGACGTAGCCGATTTAGCCAAACCACCAATAAGATGAATAAGTCCTGTACCATAAAAGCCAAGGCTAGGAAGATATCTATAATGAATAAAATGCTGTCGCTTAGTTTTCTTTTCATCGCTTTCATACCAGTTCTTTCTGATCGATAAT